CGTTGGCGTGCTCGATGTAGAACCGGCAATTCGGCGGTGACCCAGGATTTGGGTAGCACTGGCTCGGATCGCTTTCTTCAACGCAGGCGTCGAAGGTCGGATTATTTCCTGTGATCGAGAACATCATCGTGATCGATGATTTATTCGCAATCGACGCGCTTAACGGCGTAGTCAAATAGTGTGCAGCGTTGCAAGTTGACTGCGCCGTGCGATTAGCAAACGGCTTATAATTTGGGTCTGGGCATCCTGATACGTCCAGCGGGAAATTGAATGACATGCCGTTCGTTGAATTGGCAACCGTGACACCGACGCACCACGCACATCTCCAAGTATGACCTTTAAGCTCTTGCGCCGTTGCTTGCGTGGCGAGCAACATGAGTACGGCAATGAAAAGTTTGTTCATCCAATTCTCCAGTTTGTCCCATCACAAAACACCGGGACTACATTCGCACCTCCGGTTGCGACTATCGCGCCGATGCCGGCGGTCAATGTCGCGTTGGAATCGGTGACGTGTGCTCTTGCCCCCGCCAATCCCGCTGCGGCCGGAAGTGTTCCCACCGTAAATGCTTTGTCGACGATCAATTCCGCAAAGGTAGCTCTGCCGTTCGAGGCCAGACTCAATTGAGTGGTTGCGCCGCCGGCACTGCGAAAATTGGTGACGCCTGACCCGAAAGAGTCGAAAAACAGTGCCCCGGCCCCGGAATTCCGAAACACGAGATTGGAGCCATCGGCATTCATGATGGCCCCGAGCGTATTGGTCTGGGGCATGAAGATTTGGATGGCGCTCCCCGCCACCCCAAACCGGCTTACCAAGCCTTGCACGGTCAGAACGCCCCCGACAGTCACATCCTTGCCGACGCCAATACCGCCAGCCGTAACAATGTCGCCTGTCGCCACACTCGTGGAATTAGCGCCTCGGTCCCAATTGGCCGGGCCGCTCCAGGTGAACTGCGTAAAAGCGTCCGAACGAATGCCGTTGGTGGCGCCGTTGGCAGCGCCTGCCGCATAAGTGTTCTTGCCGCTATAAAATGTGTCGGTAATGGCCTGCGATTGAATATCGAGCGTCGAAGCCGAGGCCGATCCGTTGATGACATTGAGCGCCTTGCGTCCTGCGCCAACCAGGATGGGCGTGCCGCCATCGACGTACCCGTTGATAATCATGCCGCCGTTGGTGGCGAATGAGATTCCCTTATAAAACGCCACCGTGTTTCCAGCAGCGGCATCGAAAAGATTGTTCATACAGAACTGCGGTTCGAGCGTATTCTGCATCCTGGCAAAATACGCATAATTGACCATCTCAACGAGATTACCGGCGATGTAGTTGCCAGCGGTCGAATAGTTGGCGCTTCCGGCAAACTCTAAAAACGTGCCGTCTGGGTAGACCGGAGCGCCGGTCAAAGCTCCGAACAGCGTGGAGTCCACCGGAACCGAAAACGTGTTGGGATCGATGACCGTGATGGTCACGGTCGCGCCATTGATGGGCGCCCAGTTCCCCGTTGCCCCGCTGATCGCCAGCCTGATCTTGTCTCCGACTCCGAATCCATGACCTGTCGCTGTCAGAATGGCTGGATTTCCGTTCGTCGCAGCGGTAATGGCCTTTGTCGTCCCGTCTCCGCAGGTCAGGCTGACGGTGTTTTCCCGAAATCCAATGCCATTGGCAGCACCGTTGAAAATCGCCCCTTTCCTGATCTTGTCGAAAGAATTTCTGAAGATCGCCGTGCCATATCCCTGGAATGCGCTGTTCGTGGTGCTGTCGATCAGACCGGAGCCGCCGAAGATCACAAAGTCTGTGACCGACGCGGCGCCGCCCGCACCGCTGCCCGATATGGCGTTGTCGTGAACGTAAAGCGTCGTGTGCGTCGTCAGAATAAAGGGAGCGCTGTCGGCGCCGCCATTCTTGATCGTGATGTGATCGATTTCAAGAACACCGGTTCCGAGCGTGATGATCTTGGCAATCGGTGCATTGAACCGCAAATCAAGACCGCTGTTCGCGGTTGCCGGCGCCCCTATGAATTGTCCATAGAAGTTGACACCCGATCCCGTGATCCTGATGCCGTTCTGCTTGAGCGTGGCCTGGCCGTCGTTCGGCAGCGTGATCTGGCCCAAGATCAAGGCCATGCCATTCATGAAAATCGTGCCGCCGCCGGCATTGTTCACAGTCACCAGCAGGGCATTTAGGGCCGCCGTGTCGTCCGTTATGCCGTCGCACGCCAGACCGTTCTGCTTGGCATAATAGAACGGATTGCCCGAGGCGCTGCTGGAAATTGAGGAAAGTGCAACCCTGACGAACTGATTGACGGTGGAATCCCAGACGGGAACATAATCTGTGGCAAGCTGCCCGGCGGTCGGCACCTGAACGGCAAGGCCGTTGATGCTATAGCCGACCGTCCAGATGCCCTGGTTCTTCGCGACCGAGATCGGTCCTGAACCTTGGACGGTCGCCGGAAACGGAAATGCCGCATTGACCCGGACGCGAGCGGGCAGGCTCATCTCGTCAGCGCACCCTGCGCTTCAAATCTTCGATCTCGGCCCGGAGATTGTCGTTGTCCGCCTTGAGCTGCTGGATCGCGGCTGCAAACAGTGGGGCCATCTCGTTGTACTTGACCGCATGAGGAGTCACGCCGTCGTCCTCGAACGTGACGAGGAACGGATCGACCGTCGCGACTTGCTCAGCGGTGAACCCGATGTGCTTGTCGGAGCCCATGTTGAATTCGGGCTTGTAGAAATACGACACGGGATCAAGGCCAAGCACCGCCTCGAAAGCCTTCTCGCGATTGATTGCGGCAATGCCATCCTTGAACCTGGCAGAACTGGCTGCGCATCCTGTCGCCCACACCTGAACGGTTACGGCCGTCAATGTTCCGGGCGTATTGCAAACCGCATTTGTCCCGGTTGCCGCGTTGAAAGTGGCCGCCATGTTGCCGGCCGAGTTGATGGAAAATACGTTTGTAAGCGTTCCTTGCACCGTGTCGCTGCCGTGAGCCGGCGCTGTCTGCACGATGAACCTGCCGCCCGCCCCCGTTCCTGTTCCGGGGGACACCGCTATGGTAAAATCAGTGCCAGCCGTATTGGAAGTTCCGGCAACTACGCCTTGGGTTCTATAAACCTGGGCCGTCGGGGCCGCAACATCGGCGCCGCCTTGCTGTATCGTTCCCACTCCGAGAGTTTTCCAGCCTGCGGTATTGGCCCACCCAATCGTGTTGTTGGTTGCTTCCTGAAATGCTGATGCTGTGAAGCTGGCAATATTTGTTCCTTGAACGGAGAGCTGTATAAATGCTCCGGTCGAGTACAGACCCGTGTTGACGGTCGGGCTCAACGCGATTCCTGGGACCGCAGCAGACCCTCCTGGAAATAGAATCTGAGTTCCGGCATCGTTGGATGTGAACGTGGTGTTGCACCCAAGCGTTCCGGTCGATGTGTCGAACAGCACGCAACCGGACGATCCTCCGGTGACTGCCCCGCCGACTGTAGTTCCGGGTGGACACGGCGTCGCCACGCTTGCGACGATGCACATCGTGACGAAGCCGGGCACGGTGGCCCCGCCGGTCGTGGGGAAGTTGTTCTGCGCAAGCGCAGGCGCCGCTAGAGATGCGGTCAGGAGCGCACCGAGGGCGAGTTGACGAAGAGTTTTCAGCATGTGACGGCCACGTTTGCTACGATGCACATTCTAACGACTCCTCCCACCGTTGCACCCCCGGCAGTCGGATAGGTGTTTGTTCCGTTGCTCGTTCCCGAGCAAGGGACGGCTACATTTCCCGTGATGCACATGAGAACGACACCCCGCACGGTTGCCCCGCCCGCAGTCACAAACGAGTTCTGCGCCAGCGCTGGAGAGATCATAAGGGCGAGCGCCAAGAGTGTTTTCATCATGCCACCCTGACCATGAGAACCGAGCCGTTGCGGTAGGTTTGCCCGATAGCGACGCCCGCCGCTGCCGCCGCACCATCGTTCAAGGCATTCACAGGAAGCGTCGAATAGCCGATGAATGACGTCGTGATCCCGGCATTGAAAATCTGCAATGCCGTCCAGGACAATGACAGGCTGGTCCCGAAGCCGATCGTCCAGATGCCGGACGCCTTGGCGACCGTGACCGGGCCGTTGCCCTGCACAAGCGCCGGAAACGGGAAAGCCGCATTGACCCGGATGTCGGCCGGAAACGTCATGCGGCGTTCTTGGCCTTCTGTCTGGGCCGTGCCGCGATTTCCTTGCGCTTCATTTCGTGGTCCGCCTTGCGGGTGATGTGCTGCTCGCGCAATTCCGCCATGTCGAATGCGTGCTGCTGCCGCGCCTGATCCATCTGTAGCCTGATCTTCTCGCGCTCGGCCTCCACCCGCATCATCTCGATCCGCAGGTCGCTGGCGTGCTGCTCGCGGGCCGCCTGCTGATCCTGTACGCGCGCCATGGCATCCTGCTGCGCGTTGAACTTCTCGGCATCCGCCTTGACCTGCGCCTGCTGAATGTCGGCCTGGCCCTTCTGTTGGGCCACCTGGGCCTTGATCTGCTCGGCTTGCATCTTCGGATCTGGCTGCTGCGATTGCTGCTGCAACTTCTGCATCAGATTGGCCTTGAACGAGGCCGGCATCGGCATGAACTCGAGTTTTATCTGCCACGGAATGGTCGGGTCGTCCTTGATGACCTCATACGCATCTTGCATCAAGTTCGCGGTGTCCGGACCCTCGTCCATCACGACATCGACATCGATCGCGCCGACCATGTTCTGAATGGCGGGCTGGCCCCATTGATCCATGGTGAGCGCGTTGATCTGCAAGAACTGCACCAGCTCGTCATTGCCGGCGTTCACGCGGATATAGCGCTCGGATTTCCAGGTGTGCTGGATCGCGGACCACACGGCCCGGTACACGCGCATTTTCCAAGACTTGTAATTGCGAAGGAATGTGCCGAGGTCGGCCGACGCCGCTTTTTGTAGACGATCGATTGCCACGCCGCTATGCTCGCCCTGCTCAGCTGCCGTGACTCGATCCGGTAGAACATTTGCGAACCCAACAATTTTCTGTCGTGCGTCCTGCATGAGGGCGAGGTGGGCCGATAGGTCTTCGTCCTTTTGCTTTTCCGCGGGCGGTTCAAAGCCCTTGTTGAATTCAATGACACCATCAGGCCGCGCCGCTTCACGCCGAGCCGTTTCCACATCGTCAACAGCGCCCTTTTCGACTGTAAGGCGCGTCGTATTGCTAATGTGGAGCGCCTTGCTTCGGCGCTGGTTGACCTCATCTTGAGGCCCCTTAAGATTACGCACGAAGCCGTAACGGTCGCCATCGTGATCAACTGCCGCGGAAAACATAATGAACCGATCCGTGGAACGCTTCCTGTGATCAACGAAAGGGGAAACCCCTTGATCGAGCAATAGGTTCGAAACGTAAAACGCCCAATGCCACTTCCCACGATTTTTGTACCAATGCTCAACCAATCGGACGCGATGCTCATTCGCATACACCCATTTGAACTCGCGATCCGCGTGCGTCGTCAGGTCAAAGCCTGTCTCGACCATCAGGGATCGTAGTTCTTCCTCCTTGTCGGGGAAAAGCTCGATTGCTGCCTCTTCGTGCAACCATTTCGATATGCCCTTATATCTCGCATCGCTAAAATCAGGCTTGTAACTAGTAGGATCATAAAAGAAATCATCACCAAAGACAAAATCAGCAGATATGTCGGGGTCACCATGGTCTCCCTCTATCAGCTTGAGCTCGATCCCCCCGATTCCTTCCGTGGCTGCCTGGCCAGCACAATAGCTATCAAGGAACGGCCACTCGCAGCCGTCCAGCACGGCCCTGATGCACTGTGTAGCAACCTCGGCACCTGAAGCATTCTTCGGGTTGCGCGGGTACGCCTTCGGGTCGGCCCTGAATCGCTGGGCGATCCATACCAGATTGTCAATTTTTGTAGATATTTCATTGAACGTAATGATAGGCTGCCGGCGCTGGCGGAGAACGCGGATTTCCTCCGGTGTCCATTGCGAACCATGGTAGTAATGTCGGCTAAGTTTTTGCTCCTCATATTCCTGCACCTTCACGGTCAGGTAGCCGATGTATTTCTCGCGCAGGCGAGACACCGGCAGAAAGCCCTGTTCATCGCCGTCCCAGTCTTCCTGATCGGGGCTGATTTCTGAGAGGCGGTTAGCTACGACCATTGCATAAGCTCTTGCACCGGCTTCGGCCGCTCGATGAACAGGTCGGGCGCGTCGAGCGCGGCCTGGATGCGCCGGCAGGCGATGTCGAAATACTTGGGCTCGATCTCGATCCCGATGAATCTCCGTCCCAGCTTCACGGCGGCGACGCCGGTGGTGCCGGAGCCCATGAAGGGGTCGAGGATGGTGCGGCCCTCAGTCCAGCGAATACACCAGATCATTAGCTCGATCGGCTTCTGCATGACATGCAGGCGCCGTTCACCATGTTCGTGCGCCAGCAGGCCATTCCATAGGTGACGGTAAATGCGAACGGAGCCCCCGGTTTTCGACCAAGCGATTTCACCGTCAGAATAACTGTCCTCTTTAACGCCGCATTTTTTATCCCAAATCAGCCAACGGGCTGATGATGGGAGCCGATCCGCATAGTGGTTTGCCCCCCATAAAATGACCTCCGGGAAGCGCAGAAATGGCGCGGGATCGAACGGTCGATCATCCCCCTCAATCACATCCTGGAAGCGTGGAAACCTAGTCGCCGGACCTGCCCCATGCTTCCACGAAATACCATACGGCGGATCAGTCACCACCGCATCGACTCTCCCCAATGTCGGCAGGACTTCCCGGCAATCCCCACAGATGAGCCGGACGGAATCGGAGAGGTGTTCCTCGCGCATCAGATTTCACCCGTCCGCCATTCATCGGCCTTGGCCGCAGCAATCTTCGGCGCTACCTCGTTATGGTAGAACTCGGTCACATCCTTCTGGAGCTGATCGGCCGCGACGCCGAACATGTCCTGCCCCTCGCAGTACATCATGAGGTTGGATGCCGCCTGTGCCCCCACGTAAAACGCAAACCGGAGTGCGTCCCGGTGCTGGGCCGGCAAGCCAATGTGCACCCAATGATCCTCAAAATCCTTCCACGCATCCTCCATGTTGGCGAACACGTTGAGTTCGGGCGGCAGGTCGGCTTGGTTCAAGCCTTGATGCGCCTCAGCGTGGCTTGGCAATGCCGGATTTCCCGGAGGCGACTTGCCCGCCCACTTGCCATCCAATTGAGACCGCCATTCGGCCTGTGCCGCCATCAGGTCTTCAACTGTGGCCTCACGGCTGCGCTTGCGTTTGGCTTCGCCCATCATTCCTCACAGCAGCTTTACGCTCGATTGCACTCCATCCATGTCATCGCTCGGCAGCCGGTAGGCATCCCTCACGGGATCGGGCGGCTCTATAAATCTTCGCCACGGCCGCGAACTGCACGCATAGCGCCAGTCGTCCGCGGCGTGATCCTCGCTCTCGGTGTCTAAATCTTCCGGCTTGACCGGATCGTGCTGCAACACGGGAATAGTGCGTATTGATGCGACACAAGTGTTAAAGCAATACACCATCGGGGTTCCGTTTCGCCCCATGATGCGGGCGCGCATCTGATCCCAGCCAGACATCGGCCCTCGGCGATCCTTGCCGTCGCGCGCATTAACGCGCGTATTGTCCGCCGGACGGAACGCAGCAAGGCCGCGATCGGTGAGCCTGCGGTTGAGGCGCTCGGCGACCGAGGGGCCACCGTCTTCCTTGAATGTGCTGGGATCGAGCACGCCATAGGCTAGTCTCGGGTCTTGCGCTTCACGCTTAGCGATGCCGTCGCCGACCTGTTCGGCAGTGAGCTTAAGACCTTTTCCGCCCGCCCCTGGGTCTTCGCATCCATACCACTCACGATATCGCACAAGCGCCCCGCGTGGTAGATCGCGGCCACCATGGCTTTCATCGTCCTGGACGACAGCCCACCATCCGATTGAGAACGGGCTGAAACTGCCCCAGTCAGCCGATCGAAACCTGATCCAATCTTTCGGGACAGCGAACGGCTCGATAATATTTTTGTTCGACCAGCACTCGAAATAGGCGCCTTCGATTGCATTCCAGTCCCCCTCAAGCCAGGCGCGCACCAGCTCGGCGCTGCCAGACGCACGTAGCCGTTGGATGTAGTCCTGTCCAAGATAGGCGTTGTCGGTCACTCTCGAGGGGATGTAGATGCGCTCCAGCCCCGTCAGTGGATCGACGATGACCCTCCATCCACCAGGGGCAGGATCAATGTATCGACGCTTGACCCAGAGATGACCAGGACCACCGGGATTCCCGGTTGCTCTAAAACCCACAGGTACGCCAGAACCGCTGCGTAATGTGGCCATGAGCTTGAGGACTGGTCCCTCGGTGGGAAATGTTCCGATCTCCTCCACATACACCCGGGAGTAAGAGTGTCCCTGATAGGCCTCTGCGTCGGCGTCGCGTTCAAGATAGGCAAATCTCAGCCTCGCTCCGTTGGGGAATCGCCACACTTTGTCCTGTTCGTGAAATTGGCACCCAAGCGGTCCATAGATTGCGCGAGATCGTTCAATTGTTTCAATAAGCTGGGTTCGTTCTCTGCGGAACATAATACCAATTGCGTCCGGTCCAAAATTGGAGGCGTGTCGGATGAACTCGCCCAACGAGCCGTCAGTCTTACCTCCACCGCGTGCGCCTCCATAGAACACCTCGAACACCGGGCATGTAATCAAGGCCGTCTGCGGGCCCTCCTGGGCCCGCCAGACGCAGCTACGGACGGGAGCGTTCATCTTCCCCTAATGCACGATTCTGAGCGGCCTTCGGCGCGTCTGGCTTGGCAGGAACGGCCACCGTGGGCGCGGCCTTGCGATCAGCGGCCGCGGCAAGCGTGAACGCTCGCCCTGCGTCCGACACATCCGTCCCCGGCATGGTCTCGATTGCGGCAGCAAGCGCCTTGTCGGCCGATACCCAATGCGGCCGGTCCTGCACGTCCTTCGGAAGCGAGCGCACATAAACTAGCGCCTCTTCGGCCGAGTAGACCAGCATCGTATGCCCATCGGGCTTCTTGAACATGATCTCGTCGGCGAAGTCGTGAGGCAGCACGACGGCCTTGTTGCCGGTCATGCCGTTGACGAGCGCCTGTAGCTCGCTGAGAGCCCATTGCGTGATAGGGGCGTTATGCCGGGCCTGCTCGGTAAAGTGCGTCAGGAGGGCCTGGGCGCGCTCGGCGGGGGTCAATTCCTTCGGGGGTTCCGGAGGCTTAGGGGTAGGGGGCTTAGGGG